AAAATGATGATAGTATTGCTGTTGTATCTCATGCCGAAGCTCCTGATTTAGATGGTTCTGTTTCTGATGCATATTTAATGAAGCATCATTGGGGTGGCGATATGGAACCTTCTATGATGTATGTGACTCCATCTGGCAAAACACATCATGTTGAAAGACTAGATCCAAGTCCAAGCGGATTCATAACAGTATGGGCACATGGGCATAGTGGTCGCGGGATAAGAAAACCAGTTGGTCATATTCGTGCCACAATGGGACACCAAGAAAACATGGGAATGGTTCTTCCGAAGAAAGAACATCTCACTAAAGCATCTCGTAATGGTAAAAAATATACCATGAGAGTAGAATTATAAAGGGGGCGAAATGGTATCGATGACATAATTAAGTATACGAAAGCACGGCGAAGAAGATTGCAGGCTTCGTAAAAAGCAATCAAACTCACGACTGCCAATAATAATAACTATATGGCAATTGCTGCTTGAGTAACAGCTTACAGTACTAGCGATTACGCTTTAAATGCGGGCTAGGACCGTCAGAAAGCATAGGAAAGGTATTCCGATAACTTTCCATGACTCAATTCGGATAGGATTGTGAAAGAGTTAGTAAGCAATCCGAAACTCATACTGAACTCAACCTGTAGGTAGGAAGTGTCTCTGATTCCCCTACTTGTACAAACAGAGACTAACCGTGTAGCGTTCGTATAAATAAATATGATCAGACGGGGGTTCGACTCCCCCCGCCTCCATTCAAGACACTATGTTAGCACAATTAATAAAATATCTATTGACACTAAATTAAAAGGATACTATAATGGCTACAGAAAAGAAATTATATTTTACAAAGATAGAAATTGACGGCAGATGCGTTCCAATGCTGTTGACAGAAAAAGAAGTGTTAAAGGCAGGAGAAAGAGTATTAGAAGAAAAGAATGCTGCTTTCTTGGAAGATAATCTGATTGGTATTTGTTGGCCAATTACAAAACCACCAAAGTGTTCTTTGTGGGATAGGTTTATGGGAAAATGTGATTGTAAATAACAATTGATATAAAGGAAAATTAATTATGAGCAATGTGAAAATCGTGCGTCTGTTGAGTGGTGAAGAAATTATCGGAAATATTACTGAAGTTGATGGTGGATATCAAATCAAGGATCCAACCATTTTGATTCCAACGCCAGAAGGCAAGTTGATGTTTGCTAAGTGGATGCCATACGCAGACACAAGTAAGGGCGTTCTGTTGGAGACAAAGAATGTTATGTTCGTTCTTAATGCCCAAAAGGAACTAGAAGATCATTTCACCACCGTTGTAGTGAATGGCCTAGTTGTTCCGGGCAAGAAGGTCGTTGAATCAATCAGCGGTTCAAACCTAAAACTTACAGTTTAAGACTTGACAGATAGCGTTTATCTGTTATAATAACTGAGTCAAGTTCCCGTAGCTCAGTTGGATAGAGCATCAGATTTCTAATCTGATGGTCGCTGGTTCGAATCCAGCCGGGAACGCTTTAAGGAGATTTTATGTTTAATAAGAGTGCATATATTACCGTTTCTACTGCATCAGTGATTTCTTCAGTTCTTGCTGCTGCTGCAACTTTTAATGGCAACACAAATATTGCCATTGCTTTACTTGCTGCTAGTGCCGTTGTCACTTCTATTCTTTGTTGGGAGTTTGCCTGTAAAACCAAGTCATGTGCAGACAAGCTTCTTGCTGAAGTAAATGCAGACAGAGACAGCGAAGCACTTTGGCGCGAGTTAGATAGGCTCTATGAGCGTATCTCTGCTGCGGAGTGCAAGACGACCGTAAAGCGATAAACACCTAAATATAGGCAAATGTATGAAGTAGTATTTGCCTATAGTTTTGATCTTTACAAAGGTAAACCAAAAAGAGATATAGAAAAACTTAGCGGTTGTATAATAAAGAGTTACGGAGTAGTCAAAGACTCCGTAACTCTTTGTATTTTAATAGATTCTATTGAGACTCTTAATGAATTGAAAGATTTATTAAAGACGAAATATAAATTGAATCCCAAGAAAACTAAAAAATTAAAATAGATTATCTAAAAGGCATGTTTTGGAAATTTGCAGTAGATATAGTTTGAACTCTGCTATCCATTTTAGATATTAGTGTGTTCTGTTGTTCTATAATAGAAGATAACAAATCTGTCGATGTTGGTTCTTGTTCTATTGCTGTAGTACATGCCTTTGATTCTGTAAATTTAGTAGTAAGAGATGTTGTTGATCGTAATGCACATTGTGATGTTGTGTTATTATCTGTGCAAGATATTACAATGTTATTTTCTAAAACTTCACACGCCCCTATTTTTTCATCAGTAATATCAACACTAACAGTATTTTCATTTTTCTTTTCAACATATAGACCGATAAAAGTTTTAGTAGATATTCTATCTTCTTCTGTTATTTCACCAAAAACTGTTATTACTTCTTTGCCTTCACTATCTAGAGAATAGTCTGCAATTTCGAATTTGTTTTGTTTAGATTGTAATTGAACATAATCTCCAATCTTAATTCCAAGGAAGTTAAAAGAGTTTTTAGTATTCTTTCCTAAGTTATTAACTATAGATGTCAGTGGTGTTGTTTTTTCTGGTTCTATTATTGTAGCTAAAGTAAATGTCGGTAGATTTGAAAAATCAGTTTTGTTGTATAAATTTATTGCAGTCGTAATACTTTCAACCGAAACAACATCGGCAAATACTACTAAATTTTCAATTGACGTGAAGGTATATGTTCCAGAAACATCATATTGTTGTTTGTTTGCAGGATTGATTAATTCACCATCTGTGATTGTGAATGTCATTCCTTCTATTATCAGATTCCAGAAAGAATACAATTCATCTGCGCTAGTTGTATTATTATAATCAGAAAAGTCAATCATTACCTTAGTATTGTTATTATAAAACAAAAAATTAGGCGTAGAGGTAATTCCCCGATTAGAACTTACTTTTTCTATTTTCACTTTTATATATTTTAGACCATACAATAGACCACTTCTGGCAAGGACTAAATTCTTGCCTTGTTTTTGTTTAGTGGATTTCGATCTAGAATAGTTGGAATTTGCCATTTTATGATGTTATGAAATGTACTGTTTGTGTACCTCTCTCTGATCGGGCAAAAATTCTTGATACCAAGTCACATTCTATGAAGATAGATTCACCTGCATCAAGTGGATATCCGTCTGCTTGTGCTGTGAGAATATTCCTTCCACCAATATAAACTGTACTTGTGTTTGTAGTTGGACACTTCACATGTACTCCTACCTTTGCACTAATTGATGCTGATGTTAAGGCAACTGGAGTTTCTGTTACTGACTTCTTACCACTAGTGACATTACCCGGTCTTACAATTTCAGTAATCTTAGATTGTACGGTTCCGTTGCTGAGTTTATCATTGATGGTAGAAATGACATTTGTATTTGTCTTGATGCTACTCAGATTTGAAACTATAGGTTTAGATGTAGATTCTAATGAATTAATTAGATCGGCATCATCTATTGTAACTGTATTTTGAACAGCAACTGGTAAATTACTAGTAGCAGTAACTTCAATTGCACCACTTGCTAGTGTACCTTTAATAATTACTGGATGAGATGCTGTATTTCCTGTACCACGAATCATCAAACCAACTATACCATCATTAGTGATACCAACACTTGCTGCTATTGTTACGCCAAAGGTTATTCCTGCATTGGTTATTGCTACCTTTAGTGCATCACCTGATACACCAAGTGTTGTTCCGTCTGAGGAGTATAGTCTAGTTAGAACCTTTCCTCCGAGATCAGAACCATATACTGCAATGCTATCAGTTGCTGCAACTAAACCGAGTCCACCACTTATTCCTACATTTCCATAAACTGTAACAGAATCGCTAGAATATGTTAATCTTCTACCTCCGGTTATACCTACAGCAGTTGCACCAGATATTCCGTATATTGCTATACCTGAACTTGCAATACTTACAGTTCCAGTAATACCTACTAGATACCCTCCGCTAACTCCTTGAATGGTTCCACTGACACCAACAGGAACAGTTGCCCATGTGGATCCGCCGACAAAAAGATAACTACCAGTAGCAGAAGAATTGACAACATTAAAATTACCAGAACCGGAAACAGAACCACTTATTGGTAAAGTTGCTCCTGTTACTCCATAAATTGATATGGGAAGTGGTGCAGACGTACCTACTCGTTGGGTGGTGCTATCTGTACCATAGGATAATTTAAAAATTTGAACATGGGCTCCAGTAAAGCCAGTTCCGCTTGTTCCGTAGTCTGTTGCAATGACTGCTGTATTGTCATTGGTCGTTACGATAATATTTGATCCTGTATCTGGCATAAATTTTCCTTCTTAAACTATATATAATGTAAATATATAGCTTTACAACCCATCGAAAGGTGTTATAATTTGAAATATGATCCTAGAAATAACAAAAGAAGATTTTTCTAAAAAAGTAGAAAATAAAATATCAAAGAATAAAAACACCTCTTATATTGATGCAGTAATTGCCGTTTTGGACGAGCATTCATTAGATATGACGATGGCACAAAAACTATTAACACAACCTGTTTTAGAAAAATTAAAACAAGAAGGTCAAGAGTTAAATATTTTACGAAAAAGTAAAAATGTTTTACCTTTCTCTTGACTGTATATGTAGATTATGGTAAACTCAGTCGTAATGTGGTGGGGAGTTCCCACCGTTACTTTTTAGTCCGAAGTAGATCTTCGGGGAAGGATAGGTTATGGGTTCATTTAGCGATTTTAAGAAGAAGTCAAAGACAAGCATCGACCAATTAGTTCAAAAGATGCAACAGGACAATACCAAGAACGATTACAAGGATGATCGATTTTGGCGTCCAAAGCTTGACAATGCAAAAAATGGTTTTGCAGTAATTCGTTTTCTTCCGGCAATTGAAGGAGAAGATATTCCTTGGGTTAAGTTGTATTCTCATGCATTTCAAAGTCCGGGTGGTTGGTATATCGAAAATTGCTTAACTACTCTTGGTCAGAAGGATCCAGTTTCTGAGATGAATACTCAACTATGGAATAGTGGTATTGATAGCGATAAGGATCTCGCCCGTCAGCGAAAGAGGAAGCTTAATTACATTTCTAACATTTATGTTGTCAGCGATCCTGCTGAACCTTCAAATGAAGGAAAGGTTTTTCTCTTCAAGTATGGTCAAAAGATCTTCGAAAAGATTCAAGAGGCAATGCAACCTGAATTTAAGGATGAAGATCCGCTAGATCCATTCAATTTCTGGAATGGTGCGAATTTCAAACTAAAGATTCGTCAGGTTGGTGGATTTGTTAATTATGATAAGTCTGAATTTGATTCATCCTCTCCGCTTTTGAGTGGTGAAGATGCTAAGTTGGAGGCAACTTGGAAGGCACAACACGCTCTTAAGAGTTTTGTTGATCCAACTAATTTCAAGTCTTACGATGAACTGAAGCAGAAGTTGTTTGATGTTCTCCGTGGGGATATCCGTGGAAGTGGTACGGGATCTGCTCGTACTGCGGAGGATATCAATGAGGAAGACATGAAGGAAAAGAAGCCTTCAATTCGTTCTAAACCCCCAGTTGAAGATCAAGTTGATGAGGAAACAGATGCTCTTGATTATTTCAAGAAGCTTGCTGAAGACTGATATACTAATATCAGATACGTCTAAGAGTACATCTTAGATCAAGACACCCCTGCACCACAGGGGTGTTTCTTTTTACATAGTACTTTGTCTCCACGAAGGCAGCATATTGGTTGCCGGAGCAAATTGTTTAATTCCCCTAGTAGATGTTATTTTTTCTACACCAAGTATGATTTCTTCTGGAGTTTCAAGATTATTTGAAACAGCTGTTGGCTTTGGTTGTTTTGTCGCGGCATTTATACTAGTGATCATATGTTGCATTTTTTCCTGTTCTGCTTCCAATAAATTCTTTGTTTTATTGTTTTGATCTATTGATTTGAGTGCAGGAAGAGATGATATATTTCCTTGGTCGATAAACGAATTAATTTGTTTATTGATTTTTGTTTTTTCTATAGGGCTGCTATCTGAACTTGTAAAAAGATTCGGAAGAATACTTTTTGGTATTATTACTTCTGGTTCTTTTTCGCCAATCATTGCCAATGTTGGTTTAGAGACAATACCTCCAGATTCAAATGCAGGAACATTGGTAATATTATTAGATTGTAAATAATTTGATATAGTTCTATGTTGTAACACATTTTTAATTGAACTGAATCTGTTTATTGTTGGTTGATTACTTTCTGATGTCAAATCAAAGTACTTTGGTTCTTTGAAAAAAGTAACATTGTTATCGACAAATGCGTTATTGTTTGAAACATCTTGAACTATTGTATTAGGTATATTTACTACATTTTTTTCAATTGTGGCAACATTGTTATTAATAACTGGATTAGTTTGATTCGTTATAACATTGTTATT